GATTTCTTTTTCATAGATGAAATAGATGAAAATAATAAATTTTCAGATATTCTTATAGAACCAATTTATAGCGGAACTGATACAACAATATGGAAAGAATTCCTATTGCCGGATAGACCATATGGAACACCGGATAATTCACATCCAAATGAAGAGGGTCATAGAAAAGTATTTGAGATATTACAACAAAATATAAAACAAAAAATAAATTAAAAGTTATGGCACAAATTTTAGGAAACCAACAACAACCTCAACAACCAAAATTAGATTGGTCACAGGCACAAGATTTTACTTGTTCTCATTGTGGGAGTGAATATTTCATTAATGCAGTTATGGTAAAGAAATTTTCAAAGTTCGTTACCGGAACATCTAATGATGCGGTAATTCCAGTTGATATTTTATTATGTGGAAATTGTGGTAAACCAGTAGATGAATTAATTCCACATCAATTAAGAAAGAAGCCTGAAGAGCAACCACAAACTGAAACAACTTTACAAACTGAAGCTCCACAAACTGAAGGAGGAGATGTTCAGAAATCTTCATTGACATTAGACCTATAAATTATTGGAATATGAAAGTAATGTTTGTTTGTGCGTTAAAAGAGGAATCGGAAGGATATGATACATTATTTGATTTCCCAATAGTTCACACAGGTGTTGGTAAGATAAATGCAGGATATAAAACCGCTTTGGGTATTATTCAACATAAACCCGATTTAGTATGTAACTTTGGAAGTTGTGGTAGTTTCACAATGGAAAAGGGTATGTTATTAAAGGTTAAAGATGTATATAATGGGGATATGGATGCGGAGCCGTTAGTTCCGTATTCTATCACTCCGTTTGATACCGATGGTGATTACTTAACCATTGAGAATGAAGGAGTTAGCTGCTTTACGACGGAAACCTTTATTAGTAAGGAAAAGGTTCAAAATTTCTCCCCTAAAAAGTTGGAATTATTAAATAAATGTAGTATATTTGAAATGGAATTATACTCAATAACAAGAGTTTGTAAAGAGTTTAAGATACCTATTGTTTCTTACAAATGGGTTTCAGATGATGGTAACTTAAACGATTGGCAAGATAATTGTAAAATAGGGTATAGTAAATTTAAATTAGAATTCTATAACAATTATATCGCATCTTAATGGCTAAGACACTATTTGATCACTTAAACGCAATTACGAAAGACCAAGATCCTAAGTATTTTGATAAGTTATCAGAAGAAGATAAAAAGACTTGGAGTAATTATATGGTTCATAGGTTTTTATCTATGGATTATGATTTCGTAGAAGCTATTGCAGATTTACAACCATTGACACAAACAATGGAGCCTAAATTGTTTTATCTTTTATTGTTAGGAGTTATTCCTCCTGGCAAAAGATACTTACGATATGTAAAGGGTAAATCAGAAGAAACTACAAATGAAAAATTAGTAGAACTATTACAAATAGAATATAATTGTTCTAAGAATACTGCAATAGATTACTATAATATTCTGAATGCTATAAAAGAAGGTCCAGAATATTTTGAATACCTTAAAGGAAAATATGGAGAGGTAGAAAAAGAAAAAGGTAAAAAAAGTTCTAAACCAAAAACAAAAAAGAAATAATGGCAAGAGTATCATTTTCACAATATTCAATGTGGAATTCTTGCCCTCAACAATATAAGTTATCTTATATAGATGGGTTATCAATTTCAAATGCGAATATTCATTTAATTTTCGGAACTGCGATGCACGAAACATTACAAAAGTTTTTAGATGTAATGTATAATGCTACTAAATCCTCTGCAATGGCAATGGATTTGGATATGTTGTTAAAGGATAGATTAGTTGAAAACTTTAATAAGGAGAGAGAGAAATTAGGAGAAAATGAATTTCCTTGCACTAAAGAAGAGTTGGAAGAATTCTTTGGGGATGGTAGAAAAATATTACAATACTTTAAAAGTAAGTTAGTATTATTCTTCTCTAAAAAAGGTTATGAGTTAGTTGCAATAGAATTACCATTGAATATGCAGATTAAAGATAATGTGCATTTTATTGGATTTGTGGATATCATAATCAAAGAGATTGCAACTAAGAAAATAACAATCATTGACTTTAAAACATCAACAGCTGGATGGAGTAAATATCAGAAATCAGACCCTATTAAAAACGCACAAATTCTTTTATATAAGAAGTTCTATGCGGAAAAATATAAGATTGATGAAGATAAAGTAAATGTAGAATTTCATATTCTTAAGAGAAAGGTTAAAGAAGATGCTGATTATCCTATTCCTCGTATTTCTAAGCATGTACCAGCAAGTGGTAAACCATCTATTAACAAAGCATGGAAAGGATTTATGGAATTCGTAGATAGTGTGTTTGATGTGGATGGAAAATATAAAGAAATAGATTACCCTGCAAAGAAAGGAAAGCAGTGTGATTGGTGTGAATTTAAAGAAAGAAAACTTTGTTCAGTATGGAGTTAATAAAAGGGATACTATGGGGAATAGCGGGGCAGATATCATCCTTTATGCAACTTCAGGGTAGTATAAAATTCGGATGGTTTGATAAGTATCCTATTATTATCATAATGAGTGCAATGCCAGGAATGTGGTTTTATTTAAAATCAGTAAATCATTTGGTTAATGCATTTGGAGGAGCATTATGGCCTTCTCGTTTAATTGGGTTTGGTATTGGAATAATGGTATTTGTTACAATGAGTATCATTATGTTTAAAGAACCTATTACCCTAAAAACCTTAATTTGTTTAATATTAGCAGCCAGTATATTAGGAGTTCAAATATTTTGGAAATAATTATCGTTTTCTAAAAAATAAATATATATATTTATATATACAAATAGAAAATGATATGGATGTTAAATTAACAAGTGTGAAAATCTTAAAAGATTTATATACACAATTCAAAAGGGTTACAATAGATGACAAAATGAGTTTACAAAAATTAGTAAATCGTTCTTTAACTCTATATGTAGAAGACCCTAACTTCAAAGAAAAAATTGATTCATTTGCAGAACTACAAATTTCAGGTTCTCAATTTTAATTAAGTTATGAGTAATAAGAAAAAAACAATCTTACTTTTATCGGATGATTTAAGAATGCATAGTGGTATTGCTACTATGTCAAAAGAAATAGTTTTAGGAACGCTTGATAAATACAATTGGATTCAAGTGGGAGCAGCAGTTCAACATCCTGAAGCTGGAAAAATAATTGATGTATCGGAAGATGCGAGAAAAGTAAGCGGGGTAGAAGATGGTAGTGTAATAATTTATCCTTACAATGGATATGGAGATGCTGATTTAATTAGAACATTGTTGAATAAACATGAAATTGATGCAATCCTACACTTTACTGACCCTAGATATTGGATTTGGTTATATGATATCGAACATGAAATCAGACAAACTACTCCGATATTCTTCTATCACATTTGGGACGATTTACCAGACCCTTGGTATAATAGAGATTACTATGAAAGTTGTGATTGGATTGGTTGTATTTCTAAACAAACTTATGGTATTACCAAAAGAGTTGGCCAATTGGATAACAACAAAACATGGCAACCTAGAGAGGATTGGCAAGTAAGTTATGTTCCTCATGGTGTATCTGATTTATACAAACCATTGGATACGATTAATTTAGATTTGAAACAAAAATTATTTGGTTCAAACAATTATGAATATATCTTATTCTGGTCTAATAGAAATATCAGAAGAAAACAACCTGCTGATGTAATATGGGCTTTTCAAAAATTCATTGATGGATTGCCAGAAGAAAAGAAAAAGAAAGTAATGTTGTTAATGCACACTCAACCCGTAGATGAAAATGGAACGGATTTGATTGCAGTAGCAGGTAGAATAGCACCTAATGCGGAGATAAAATTCTCTACTAATAAATTATCAACCGAACAATTGAATGAGTTGATGAGTTTGTGTGATGTATCGGTTAATATTTCAGGTAACGAAGGATTTGGTTTAACAACTGCCGAAGGAATTATGGCAGGTATGCCTTCTATACTTTTAGTAACCGGTGGATTGCAAGACCAATGTGGATTCAAATTAAATGGAAAATATTTAACTGCTGAAGATTATGTTAAGATTGGTTCTTTGCATGATTGGAGAGAATGGGAAGGAAAAGTAGAACATGGTGAATGGGTTAAACCTTTATGGGCAAAAGCTCAATCAATGAATGGTTCAGTTCCTACTCCATATATTATTGATGATAAAGTGGATGTGGTTGAATTAGCAGAAGCTATGAGATATTGGTATGATATCCCAAAAGAAAAAAGAAAAGAAATGGGTTTAAAAGGTAGAGAATATTTCTTATCAGAAAACGGATTCTATGCAAAAAGAATGTGTGATACAATGGCAGAAGGAATGGAAACTGCATTTAAAAATTGGAAACCTAAAGAAAGATTTGACGTATATAAAATTAAATAATTATGAGTTTTGATGAATTAATTGAAAATGTATCAGGATGGGCAGCTGATAAAGATATTTTAAAAAAAGAAAATGCCCCTAAACAATTATTAAAGGTTTTAGAAGAAGTAGGTGAAACTGCGGGAGCATTATTAAAATCTAAAGATGAAGAAATTAAAGATGGTATTGGTGATTCATTTGTAACACTTATCATTTTGGCTAAACAATTAGGTTTAGAACCTGCGGATTGTTTAGAAGCAGCATGGAATGAAATTAAAGATAGAACAGGTAAGACTGTTAATGGTGTATTTGTAAAAAACTAATTATGAGCAAACCCTTTTTATTATATCAAGCACCTATTTCTACCAGAAGTGGTTATGGGGATCATGCTAGAGATTTGTTATTCTCATTAAGAGAATTGAACATATATGATATTAAAATAGTTTCAACTCGTTGGGGAAATACTCCAATGGATCAGTTAAATCCTGAAAATGAATTTGATAAATGGGCAATTGATAATATAGTATCTGAAATTCATCAACAACCCGATGTGTATATTCAAATGACAGTGCCAAATGAATTTAGAAAAGTTGGTAAATATAACATAGGTGTTACTGCGGGTATCGAAACGACCGTTATCCCTAAAGATTGGGTAGATGGTTGTAATAGAATGGATTTAGTAATTGCAACATCCGAACATTCTAAGGAAGGAATATTAGGGACAGTATATACTGAAAAAAATAGAGAAACCCAACAAATTATTGCAGAACATAGAGTTACAACTCCGGTTGAAGTTTTATTTGAAGGAGCTGATTACAATGAAATAAAAGGAATTGATAAATTAGATAAAGTAAAAGAAAATTTTGCATTTCTATTTGTAGGGCATTGGTTGCAAGGTGATACATATCATGATAGAAAAGATGTTGGTGGTATGATTCAAACTTTCTTATCAGCATTTGCTAAAACAAAAGGTGAAAAACCTGCATTGATTTTGAAAACATCTTCTGCTGGATTTAGTATTAGAGATAGAGAAGAAATGTTAAGAAAGATTGATAGAATTGCTTCGACTGTAAGAAGTGATGCTTCAATATATCTTTTACATGGTGATTTATCAAACGAAGATATGTGGAAATTATACAATGATGATAAAATCATAGCTATGATTTCGTTTACCCATGGTGAGGGATTTGGTAGACCTTTATTAGAGTTCAGTTTGACAGGAAAACCTGTAATTGCATCTAATTGGAGTGGACATACAGATTTCTTAACACAAAAGGGTTCAGTATTATTAGATGGTGAGTTAAAGAATGTTCATGATTCTGCGGCAAATCAATTTTTAATGAAAGAATCTCAATGGTTTTATGTAAATTATTCTAATGCGGCTATTAAATTAACTGAAGTATTTAATAATTATGATAAATACCTTTCTGAATCTACAAAAATGGGAAATGAAAATAAAATTAAATTTTCTCATAAAAAAATGACTGAAGAATTAGGTAAGTTGTGTAGTAAATACATTAAGGTTGCAAAGCATGTTGATTTAGTATTACCTGAATTTTAAATAACAAATGGGAGCACATCAATTATATACACCTAAATGGACTAATTTAATTACCGGTTTCAATGAGATTCCTCATGGAATGATGAAGCCTGGTAATTTTTACAAAATATCCGTATATCGTTATGCTGACCCAGAGAAAACAAAAGTATTGTCAGGTGTGGATACTGCTTACATATTTTTCATAGGTAGATATATCACAAATGGTAAAGTTCACTTCTCTGCTTTAAAATTAAAGCATGTTAGTCCAGAGAAATTCTTTGATTCAATAAGAACGGCTATGGATAGAATTGATGAGAAAAAAATTGATGAGAGTATTGAATTTAGATTGTTATTAAAACATTTTCCAAAAGATGGAAGACCTTTATTTAATTTAATAAAGAGAGTTCCGATTATATACCATGATAATTATAGAG